GCATCATTAGCAGAGATCCGCGCAAAACTACAAGAAGCGCAAAACAATACAGGCGGTAACCGCTCATCAGGCGGTGACAACGCAATTTACCCACATTGGAACATGCAAGAAGGCAGAGAAGCCGTGGTAAGATTCTTACCCGACGCAAATGCTTCGAACACATTCTTTTGGGTTGAACGTGCGATGATTAAATTACCATTCGCAGGCATTAAAGGACAAACTGATTCACGTAATACTATTGTGCAAGTTCCATGTGTGGAAATGTACAATGACGGAACATCATGTCCAATTCTTGCTGAAGTACGTGGTTGGTTTAAAGACAAGTCACTAGAAGACATGGGTCGTAAATATTGGAAGAAGCGTTCTTATATCTTCCAAGGATTTGTTACAGACGATCCGTTAAATGAAGAAAGAACACCAGAAAATCCAATCCGAAGATTTATTATTGGTCCACAAATTTTCCAAATTATCAAGGGTGCATTAATGGATCCTGAGTTGGAAGAATTGCCAACAGACTATCTACGTGGAGTTGACTTTAGAATTAAGAAAACATCCAAAGGTGGTTATGCAGATTATTCAACATCACAATGGTCACGTAAAGAACGTGCAGTTACTGATACAGAAAAAGCAGCCATTGATACAAATGGTTTGTTTGATTTGAGTGATTTCCTTCCTAAGAAGCCAGGCGAAGTAGAGCTTAAGGTTATGAAGGAAATGTTTGAAGCATCAGTAGATGGTGAAGCATATGACATGGATCGTTGGGGACAGTATTTTAAACCGGCTGGCATGAGCCAGGCAACAGGTGATCCTAACAAAGTATCACAACCGGCAACAAGTACTCCGGCAGCACCTGCTCCAGTAGCAGAGGCAGCACCAACGGCAGCACCAGTAGCAGAGGCAGCGCCAGCACCAGCGGCTGAAACAGCACCTGCAGAAGGTGGTGACAGTGCTAACAGAGCACAGGACATTCTAGCAATGATCCGCAATCGCCAACAATAAAAAGTTAAAGGGAGCGTCGGCAATGCCGGCCTCCCCATACTAACAAAGGAAAGGTAATTATGGCAAAAGCATTTGATATAAGTAAATTTAGAAAAACAATTACTAAGAGCATTGACGGTCTTGGTATTGGTTTTAATGATCCTACAGATTGGGTCAGCACAGGAAACTATGCACTAAACTATCTAGTTAGCGGTGACTTCCACAAAGGTGTTCCGCTAGGTAAGGTAACTGTGTTTGCAGGTGAATCAGGAAGTGGTAAGAGTTATTTTTGTTCAGCAAATATTGTAAAGGCTGCACAGGAACAAGGTATCTTTGTGGTACTAATTGACTCAGAGAACGCACTCGATGAATCCTGGTTACAGGCACTGAACGTCGATACAGCAGAAGATAAACTACTTAAACTTAACATGAGCATGATTGATGATGTTGCTAAAACAGTATCAGAATTCATGAAAGAATATAAAGACATGGTAGAAGAAGAACGCCCTAAGGTGTTGTTTGTTATTGATAGTTTGGGTATGTTACTAACACCGACTGATGTTGATCAGTTTCAAAAAGGTGATATGAAAGGTGATATGGGTCGTAAGCCTAAGGCATTAACTGCACTTGTGCGTAACACAGTTAACATGATTGGTAGTTACAATGTAGGTATGGTATGTACTAATCACACTTATGCATCACAGGATATGTTTGATCCGGATGATAAAATTAGTGGTGGACAAGGTTTTGTATATGCATCATCTATTGTAGTAGCAATGAAGAAGTTGAAACTAAAAGAAGACTTAGACGGCAATAAAACTACAACTGTGAATGGTATTAGAGCAGCATGTAAGGTTATGAAAACACGTTATGCTAAACCGTTTGAATCAGTTCAAGTTAAGATTCCGTATGAAACAGGTATGGATCCTTACAGTGGATTGGTAGACTTGTTTGAAGCAAAAGGTTTACTTAAGAAAGATGGAAACAGGCTTAAATACACTGACCTCAATGGCGAAGTGCATTTAGATTATCGTAAGCAATGGACTGGCGACAAACTTAATATGGTTATGAATGATATTCTTAACAAGCCAGAAATTGCAGATGAACCAGAAGCAGAGCAGGAGGTCTTAGAAGAATCTGTTAATGGAGAATAGCAAAATGAATAAAGATCTACTTGTTGACTTGTGGAATATGATGAGTGATCATATTCCTGAAAAAGAAAAAGCAGATGTATCTCAAGAGTTTGTAACTACATTGTTAGATTATAACATTGTCGAGTCAACTCTTAAAGGAATGGTGGGTGTCGATACCTATCTAGATACAGCAATTGAGTACGCATTAGATGAAAACGACGAAGAAGAATGGGACGAATAAATGATTAATTGGTATGACCGTGTTTCAAAGGATATTTCAACAATTCCCGATGCTGCAAAATATTTTGAATCCGAACTGTTAGAAGCAAAGAAAGAAACAAATATTAGAGGAAGATTAGAAACGGCGTCAGCAACGATGCCGGCTATCGTTGAAACACGGTTCAGCCAACTTCAAGAAATTGAAGCAATACTAGAATATCTAAATATCGAACTTCGTCGACTACGTGCTTCGCATTTTAGAAAATACGTTGAGAGTTATCAACGACAATTAAGTTCTAGAGATGCTGAAAAGTTCGTAGATGGTGAAGCAGACGTAGTTGACTTTGAAAAAATTATCAATGAATTTGCTCTATTAAGAAATAAATGGCTAGGCATAATTAAAGGCTTGGACATTAAGCAATGGCAACTATCCAATATTGTCAAACTTAGAAGTGCTGGTTTGGATGACGCAAATATATAGATTAAGAATTAATCCAATAATTTTTTAAGTTATAAACTACCCATATAAATACTAGTATGAAAACTATTGTATTAGTAACAGGCGGATTTGATCCCCTACACTCCGGACACATTGAATACTTTAAAGAAGCAAAAAAGTTAGGCGACAAACTAGTCGTTGGGCTAAACAGCGACGAATGGCTTACACGTAAAAAAGGTAGACCATTTATGCCGTTCCAAGAACGTCTTGCATTACTTACGGAAATGACAATAGTTGATGATGTAATCAGTTTTGACGATTCTGACGATTCGGCATGCGGCGCAATTTATAAAACTTTGGCAACAAATGGCAGTGTGCATATTATCTTTGCTAACGGCGGAGATAGAACAGATGCTAATATTCCAGAAATGACAACATATGCTGATGCACATAATGTAGAATTTGTGTTTGGTGTTGGAGGCAAAAACAAAGCCAACAGCAGTAGTTGGATACTTGACGAGTGGAAAACACAAAAGACAGAACGTGACTGGGGTTACTGGCGTGTGCTAGACGACAAGCCAGAAAAGGGTTATAAAGTAAAAGAACTTGTAATTTATCCTGGTAAGAGTCTTAGTGATCAAAAGCATTTCAAACGTATGGAAGAATGGAATGTTCTTGAAGGTGAAGTTAAAATGACAACTGAATGGGACGGCCGACAAGAAGTTACTTATTTAAAACCAGGAAACATGCCATATAATATTGCAAAAGAAGTTTGGCATTTACCAAGTAACCCTGGAGAAACTAACGCACATATCTTGGAAATACAACGAGGTGAACAATGCGTTGAAGAGGACATTGAACGAAGATGAGTGATTGGATTTTCATAAGCAAGGATAATAAAGATCCTTATATAAACGACTTTGCAAAAGGCTGTAAGAGTACAACTGTAGATTCAAATGAGTTTGATTATAATGCTTCAGAAGATCCTATCGTACTTCGAGGCATACTAAAAAAGAAATTCATGTATAAATGTTGGGAAGATAATAGAGATTTCTACTATATGGATACTGGGTACTTTGGAAACGAAAGAACACAAAGTAATCCTAACGGATGGAAATATTGGCATAGAATAGTTAAAAATAATCTGCAACATGACGAACTTATCGAACGTCCTGGAGATAGATTTGCATCATTTAAAAGAAAATTTGAATCCTGGAAAAAGGACGGACGTAAAATTTTAATTGCAGCACCTGACGAAAAACCAATGAAGTTTTACGATAAGGATTTAGAAGATTGGTTAGCAGAAACTGTTAAGACAATAAAACAGTATACGGATAGACCCGTAGAAATAAGACGTAGAGAAAAACTAAGACTCGATCGACTTACAACAAATACGTTAGAGGATGCTCTTAATAATGATGTATTTGCATTGGTAACATTTAATTCAAATGCTGCTGTCGAATCAGTCTTCCAAGGAATACCAGTTTTCGCAATGGCACCGGCTAGTGCAGCATCACCGGTAGGATTGCGTGATTTAAGTAAGATTGAAACTCCATATTATCCTGACGCAGATAAATTACAAGCATGGGGCAATCATCTAGCCTACGGACAATTTCATATTAGCGAATTAAAGTCTGGTAAGGCCAAAAATATATTGGAGTCACAATGAAAGTATTTGTAGGATACGACACTAGAGAAGATATTGCATATCAAGTATGTAAACACAGTATTATTAGTAAACAACCTAATGCAGACGTGCGACCATTAAAGCAACAGGAACTACGAGATGCAGGATGGTATAACCGTCCTATTGATAAACTAGCATCAACCGAATTTACATTTACACGTTTTCTTATTCCTGAACTTTGTAACTTTAAAGGCTGGGCAGTTTTTATGGACAGTGACATGATACTAACAACTGACATTAAGGAATTGTTTGATCAAGTAGATGACAAATATGCTGTAATGTGTGTGCAACATGATTACAAAGTAACTGAAACTACAAAGATGGACGGACAAAAGCAAACCATTTATCCACGTAAGAATTGGAGTTCAATGGTATTATGGAATTGCGGACACCCTAGTAATGCTGTTGTAACACAAGACTTTGTAAATGATCAAGAACTTAATGGTGCATACATGCATAGATTTAGTTGGTTGAAAGATGAGGAAATTGGCGAACTCGGTCATACATGGAATTATCTTGTTAGTGTATACAATGATATAGATGTACCTAAATTAATACACTATACAGAAGGCGGACCTTGGTTTGAAAATTACAGGACTTGCGAATTTCATCAACTATGGAAAGACGAATTGCAGGACATGATGAATGGCAAATAAAATTAGTTTAGAGGAATCCTTAGTTTTAGGTTCTAATGGAAAATTAACAACAGACCCAAGCGATACATCAAAGCCACTCGTTGTAAGGGGTGTTATCAAACGTGATCATGTTAACGAATGCATTAAGACAGGAAGAGATTTTTACTATATTGATACTGGGTATCTTGGAAATTTTGTAAGTCCTGGTAACCCAAATGGCAAGAAGTTATGGCACAGAGTAGTTAAGAACGAAAACCAGCATTCAACTATTAGAGACGTTCCAAGCGATCGATGGGAAAAGTTAATTGAACAAGATCCTAGTCTTGCGTGGTCTGGATGGAAAAACTATGATAAAAAAATTCTATTGGTTATGCCCAATCCTAAGGCTTGTAAATACTACAAAATTGATTATGATACTTGGGTAAAAGAAACAGAAGAAACAATTAAAGAACATATCAATTTACCCGTTGAAGTAAGAATTAAAGGGTCTAGATCAGAAAGAGTAAAAGATTACACAATTTATGATGCACTAGACTCGGGAACATATGCAACTGTAACAATGAATAGCATGGCTGCTATGGAATCTATTGTGCATGGTGTTCCTGCATTTGTATCAGTTCCATGTGCTGCTGGTCCATTAGCATCAAACGATTTAGCACAATTAAGTAACCCATATATGCCCGATCATAAACAGATAGAAAGGCAGTGTAAGAGTCTTGCTTACGGACAATTCACACTTGACGAAATACAAGACGGAACAGCATATGATTTAACGGAAAGATATTCATGAAACTTTTATTAAACGATAAAGAAATTGCACATTTCTTAAATACTAAAGCAGACATCTATGAAAGAACAAAAAAAGAAAATCCACTACTCGAACCAGAACTAAGACTTATATACGCTGAGTTTTACGAAAAAAAGAACAGTGATAAAGTTAAAGGTCAAAAAATGAAACACTTTTGGGATGATCGTGCTAAATCAAAATTCTATGACAAATTATATAAAGCGATTAATAGAGATACAAGAGAGTGGGTTAAAAAAGTTAAAGAGTATGTTCCGAAAAAGAAAGAATATAATTTTCACAAAATACACAAAAATATAGAATCAATAATTTCAAAATTAGGTATTGATAATATTTTTGAACAATATAAAAAAAGTAATTACAAAAACTTTGTAAAAGGAACAGGATTAACACTACAGCCCAAATCTAATTTTATACGTAGGAAAGAATTTAACGATTACAAGCAAGATTGCTTAATTAGAAATACAGTCGGTAATGAAAAACTTTTAGTTACTAAGATGGATGAAAAATATCCATTTTGGTTTATTGATAGCGGCTATACTAATTTTATAGAACATAATAAAAAATGGCATAGATTGGTTAGAAATCATTTACACACAGGAGAGTTTTTTAAAGCACCTGTTAGTAGATTGGATGGCTTTAAAAAGTTTCCAGTTCCTTGGAGAAAAGGTGGAGACACTATTTTAATCCTTGAACCAGGTCCGTTTGCTGCAAGCGTATTCCATGTGGACTTAAAGACATGGAAACATGATGTTGAAAAAGAATTAAGAAAATTTACAAATAGGCCTATTAAGTTTAGAGAAAAGAAACCATTAACACAAAGAACAAAGTTGTTCCATGAATTGCTGTTTAATGATGAATATTATTGTGTAGTAAGTTTAAATTCTAACGCTGCTACAGAAGCAATATGGGCAGGAATACCTGCTATTACGCTAGGACAGCATGTAACTAACCCTGTTACAAAAAACAGTTTATCAGACATTGATAATCTTTACTATGGTGATATAACACAATGGTTGTGTATGCTAAGTTATTCTCAATTTACAAAAGAAGAATTAATGGATGGCACTGCTGTTCGCTTGGTAAGGAAATACGGTAATGTCTAATCTAACAGCAGTTTCATATTTTGCCGGAATTCCACCCAATAATAATAATCCTGAGAAACCGTTAATACTTAATAATTTTTTACAGGGTGTAAAAGCCAGCGGAGACCGAGCAATTGCACATCAAGGAATGAACACAATTGAGTGCGATGTTGCATTTATTCAAGGATTTGTACATGAACATGGAAAAACTTCCCCACATTTACAACTAAGGCGCCGTGCAATAGAACAACAAAAAAGAGCAGGCAAGCGATCATTAATTGTTGATAGTAATCTGTTTCTTTATGCTGATCCGGGCAACACTAAACACTATCTCAGATACAGTTTTGATGGAGTATTTCCTACTACAGGGTTTTACTTTGATAAAGATGTTGATCCTATAAGATGGGAGAAAATTAGTAAAAATTTAGGAATAAGTCTAAAACCATATAGAACTGACGGGAAACATATTTTGGTTTGCTGCCAAAGAAATGGTGGATGGTCAATGAAAGGAATACCAGTTAATGAATGGTTAAGTAATACTGTTTCATCAATAAGAAAGTTTACTGATAGACCAATTATTGTTAGACCGCACCCAGGAGATAAAAAATGGAGACAGTGGTTTAAATTGCCATCCACTCCAAATGTTACTCTAAGTCAAAAACACATTAAAGAAGATTTACAAAATGCATGGGCTAGTGTTGTATATAATAGTTCGCCTAGTGTTGCAAGTTTAATCGAGGGTGTTCCTACATTTGTAACAGATCCTCAACATGATTTTAGCCAAGTTAGTGGAGCATGTAATACAAATCTAAAAAGATTAGAAGATCCTAAAATGTATGACAGGCAAGCATGGATTGAAAGATTATCTATGTGCCATTGGAATTTTGAAGAATTGCAATCAGGCGAAGCATGGCAATTTTTTAAAAAATATATCTAGTTAAATTGTTGCCAATACGGTTCTGTTCTTGGAACTTTAAGATCGTCTCTCTTACTTCTACCTAGTTCCTTTCTGCCGCCCTTGAGATGATCAAGATATGCACCCCACTTGCAATTAATTAGAGGATGGCCTTCCCCAGATGACATGCCTGGCTTTGGTCTCAAATCATGTAGCGATGCTGCCCAGTCTGTTTGCTTCATATTAGGAAATCTTTTTCTTACTCCGTCAAATACAAAACTATCATGCCATTCTGCCATCGAAAATATTCCGCCTGACCCTTCAGCGTCGTCATAAACTCTTTGAAACTCTGCAAGAAATTCAATTACAATTTCTGAAGAGATATGCATAGCATATAGACCGCATTCGCTATACTTTCCTTTGCGTCCTAGATAACAAAGTTGTTGTTTTCCTGGCAAAAACGAATTAAGTTCTTTCATATCTATAGGACTATGACAAAATGTATCAGCGTCCATCCACATTAACCATTCGGTATTGCATTCTTTAGCACATGCAAAGATTGAATATACTTTGTGTGCAAAACGTATTGCATGCCACTTAAAACCCTTTCCTGAATCTCTTCTTTTACTTCTTATAGGGTCTGCACTTACATCACCATTGGCTTTCGGAACATTTTTCCAACGATTCTTAAATGCAACTAGCTCAGGACTTGCTTGATGCAAGTCTTTTACAATTAAATTAGGTGCAGTTTCCACTACCTCACAATCTTCTGCATACACATAAAGTTTAATACTGCTAGGCCAATTCTTTATGAAAGAATTAATCATTCTTTTACCATACTGATCATATCCTGCTTTATGAAAAGTTGTTACTACTGCAATACTCATGCTATTCTACTCCATTTATGACACCAACCGAGCTGCTTTACTGCTCGATATCCGTTTTTATATAAATCTTTTGTTTCTGTTTTCGGCACTACTTCATTTCCTTGAACAAATAAGTCTGGTGATGCATTATTAAGTATAGGTACTAACTTCCCAAAGCAATCTATGTAATTTTCATCAACAAAAATTGCCGTTATGTGAGGCATATTGTATGTTACTTCTATACTGGTTCTATGTATTAAGTTTTTAGCCTTTGGTACTTCGACATCGTTACCAAATAGGAACACAGTATTGTACATTTCCAAAATCTCATCGATATAACCAAACGCATTTCCGATTACTAGAGAATCAT